GGAATCTGGTACAGAATGAAGAGTACATGCGAAAGGTATTACCTTTTTTAAAGGATCAATACTTTACGGATGAAGGTGATAGGACTACCTATAAATTAATTCATGAGTTTATTATTAAGTACAATAAGCCCCCTACCGTTGAGGCTTTATCTATCTCCTTAACGAATTCTAATCTCAATGAAGGTTTATATAAAGAAACATTGGATCTATTAGAGCAAATAGATATAATTGAGATACCTAACCAGCAATGGTTATACGATGAGACAGAAAAATTCTGTAAAGATAAAGCCGTTTATAATGCCATTTTACAATCGATTGGTGTTATGGAAGGTAGGGATAAACAGATTTCTAAAGATGGTATTCCATCATTACTCCAGGAGGCACTAGGTGTTTGCTTTGACTCTTCCGTCGGTCACGACTATTTTGATGACTCTACTTCCCGTTTTGATTTTTATCATCGTATTGAGTCTAGGATTCCATTTGATATATCTTTACTCAACAAAATTACAAATGGAGGGATACCAAATAAGACGCTTAATATTTGCTTGGCTGGTACTGGGGTGGGTAAGTCTCTTTTTATGTGTCACATGGCAGCTTCTACCCTAGCACAGGGTAAGAACGTTCTTTATATTACGATGGAGATGGCAGAGGAGAGGATTGCTGAACGTATTGATGCAAACCTCTTGAATGTTGATATTGGTGTATTGAAAGATATGCCAAAGCAATTGTTTGAAAGCAGGATTGAGAAGCTTCAAACCAAGATGAATGGCAGGTTAATAATTAAAGAGTACCCAACTGCTGGAGCCCATGTTGGTCACTTTAAAGCCTTACTAAATGAATTATCTCTAAAACGGTCCTTTAGACCAGATATTATCTTCATAGACTATTTAAATATCTGTGCATCCTCTAGATTTAAACCTGGGGGAAGTGTAAATTCTTATACATATATCAAAGGCATTGCTGAAGAGTTAAGAGGTCTAGCTGTAGAATCTAATTTACCTATCGTTTCAGCTACACAGACAACGCGTTCGGGTTACTCGAATACTGATGTGGAGCTGACTGATACATCCGAGTCATTCGGTTTACCCGCGACAGCAGATTTTATGTTTGCGCTAATAAGTACAGAAGAGCTCGAAAATCTCAATCAGTTAATGATAAAGCAGTTGAAAAACCGCTACAATGATCCAACTGCTTATAAGCGGTTTATGATTGGTATTGATCGTGCAAAGATGAAGCTGTACGATTTAGAAGACATTGCTCAAAGTAACATAGCTGATTCTGGGCAAGAGGATCAAGACCAGTCGTCGGGTTTTGGTATGCAAAATATGTTTAAGAAAAAAGACTTCTCCGGTATTAAGGTATAATAAATACTTTAAAAGGAGAACCTATGTATCTTGCACCTGTCATAGATAATGTATTAGAATCCAAAAAATCTAAGCTTATAGGAAATTCGACTTATTTTCATATTGCCGGTACTTTAAATAGAGCGTTCAAAAAGACCGTTCCTATTAAGTTTAAATATGAAACATTCTTAGATTATAGTAAAGAAGACTTTTCAGTTTCAGGTCTATACGACATGGAAAAAAATGTCAAATATGTGATCATAAATTTCTCAAAAGATAGTAAACATTTTAAAATTTCCGAGGTAAACTGGAAAGAGTTTAAATTTGCTATTTCACAAGTGTGTCAACACGAAACTATTCATCAAGATCAATGGCAGCATAGAGAGTTAGATGGTGAGCCTTTAACGTTAGATTTTCGTAATTTATCGGGAGATATTTCAGAAGAGAAAGAGTACTTAGCTGAAATAGATGAGATTGATGCATACGGGCATGACATTGCAATGGAGATTAAATATTGTTACCCTAATAAAAATCCTTATGATATTTTAAGAACAATTAATTCTAGAAAGAAACTTTGGTCTTACAACTATTATAAAAAGATTTTTAAAGGAGACGATTGGTCAGATATAAAAAAGAGGTTGCTAAAGAAAACGTTTCTTTGGTTACCATACGTAACAGTATGAAAGGTTTCAATGGATCATGTAATCACATTTGGTGATATATTACAATTAGCGTTACTTTTGGCAGCATGTTTTGCCTGTTACGTAAGGGGAAAAATAACAGGAATTGAACTTATTCTTAATGATCTGTTAAATAGAGAAAAAATTAAATTAGAAGACGTTACTGATTTACTAGATTAGTTGCACCAAAACCGTTTTTATACTATAATAGGGTATCAAAAGGAGTTATAAATGACGCAATCTAGTTCTAAGCAAAGGGTTAAAGTAGATACTATTGGTGGTGATGGTATGCAAAAATTGTTCAGCGATTATGCATCCAAAGATACTATTAGTTTTAGGTCGTCTTGTATACAAGCAATCTTACTTTCATCTGGTAGTGCAAGCACTAAAGAGAAGTTCGTAACTATTTTGACTGAAGCAAAATCTAAAGACGTAATGCTAAAGAAAGTAACTAACTATCTTTTAGCTGGTCAAGGATTAGGTGTTTAACATTATATTATGGAGTTTGATATGTCTTTATTTACAGTAGCTGGTGTTTCTAATAACAAAGGTGTTATTAAAGTTCGTTTTTGTTCTGATTATGTTCTTCGCGTAAAGAATTTACAAAAGCAAGGCGATACCGATATTAACTTAATTGAGTTACCTAATCCTATGACCAAGGTTGATGCTTGTAACTATCTCTTAGAAAGAGATGAGTTTATACCTTTCGTTGCTGATATTATTGAAGTTTTGGGAAAGAAAGAGTTGATTAATACCCCCAAACAGCCTATAATAGAGGTTGCTAAAGAAGAGGTTGTCGATCAAGAAATTGAAAAACTTAAAGAATTAGCAGTCGCTTAATTTGTATAGTTTGACAGGAAAGACCACCGCCTGTCAGATTTTTATGTTGGTGGGGAATCCTTTAAGGAAGTTAAATTATGTCTTTGCAAAACAGTGTTCTTAAGACTCTTCAGTCTGGTCGTCAATTTACCGCTGGTCAAATGGCCGGTTTGTTCCGCTCTACAGAAGGCTCTGTAGCTGCGAGAATTACTGAGCTCCGTGCTCAGGGTTATTCCATCTATAGTAATACTGCTAAGAATGGGAAAACGGCCTACCGCCTGGGTCGTCCATCGCGCGCGATGGTAGCAGCAGCTTATGCTGCAATGGGTAGCTCAGTATTTAACTGAGTTATTTAAATCGGGCGTGAATACGTCGCCGGACCCGTAACCGGCGTTTTTTTATATTATGGAGTAGTTATGCCTTTATATCTCGTCGAAACAATTAATCAATTCCGTAACCGATACGTGGTAGATTGTCATAGTGCCGAGCATGCTGACGATACAATTACTTGTGAAGAAGCAAATGAATTTTCTCAAATGCATTTAGGCGAGACTATAGTAGCTACGCGTGAAATTACTTTAGATGAATTTCATAGAATGAATAAATCATTAAACGGAAACGGTGACGGTAATCGGTTTCGTCCAGAGAATGGTTCACCATGGATGGGCGAAAAAATGATTCATAAAGTAAATTATGAGGTATGAATTGAGTACATTATCTAGAATCTACCGCCAGCGTGTTTTATTTGACTTTAACAATAAAGAGCATGTAACCCGTTTTCGTCGTTTCATGGTTGAAAATAGATGGGAAGACGGATGTCCATTTGAATTAGTTTGGCCGTATTTAAGTATCCCTGATATGATTAAAGATCAAATTATTAAAAATTACTTAAAAATCTAATTTTTTAGCCCCCTAACCGGGGTTTTTTATTGTATAAATATACCATTAAAATAAACCTTAAGTGGTGGAATATGGCTAACGTTAATAACGGTACAACATTTGATGCTACTAAAAAAATGGTATCTTACCTCGTATCTAAAGGTAAGAACGCTAAAATTAAATCTTCAAGATATAATAGTAGTATTAAAGCTGTTGAAATAGATGACGCAATTATTGACGTTGCTAGTTTTTTAAAAAAATTAACCTTTCCAGGATCAGTCTCTGATTTATCTCCTGCCGATGAAAGATCAATATCAGGTACGTATAAAGCAAAATTAGTAGTAGTAAATAAAAATTTTTCAATTGCTGGGTTTAGTAAGGGAGATAGTTTTTATTTACTTAATGTTCATACTGAAAAAGGTAGTATTAAGTCTAAAGCTTTAGCTCCTAACGCATTAGGTCTAGATTCAGCTGAATATACTAACTTAGATACTTTTGATAGAGCAGTAATAAATGGTATTTCTAAGTTAAAGATACCCGGTGATGTACAGATAGCAATAACAGAATTGTATAGAAGTGTAAGTAAAAATAGTAATAAGACTGATACTATACCATATTCTATATCAGCTAAAAACGCTATTAATAGCTTAAAGCCGCAAGATAAACAAGCAGTTGGTAAAGATTTCGGTGAGGTTCTTTCTTTAAGATGGTACTTAACACAACCGCATAGTAAGGGGTGGACCAGATTTGGTTTCGAAACAGGTAGCAATGCTGCTTTAGTGGATTATTATGTTTATAAGAAAGTTAAATAATGGCTAACGAAGTTAAAGTAGAAATATCGGCAAAATTTGAGGTAGGTGGTGCACCTTCTATTAAATCTATAGTTAAAGAATTAGATAAGGTTTATAAAAATCCTAGTAAAGATGAAAAATATGTTATTGATATTTTAAAGGTATTAGGTACCCAGGTACCTGGTGAAAATACTTCTGATAAAATCTTAAAGATAGCTAAGCAATTAGATTTTGAAGGTTACAAATACATAAAAAAAGTAACTAAAAAAACAAACCCTACTGTTAACGATATTGATTATTTTGTTCATAATATTGCTATGTCTTATTATTCCCCTACGCTAAGAATAAAAGAATTTAGAAGATTATTTGATCCTTATTTTAAGATTATTGGTAAGGGTGTAAAAGATGATTCACTTAACGTAATTTTTGCTACTGAACATTTTCCTAAGTTTTCTTCCTGTGTTATTGCACCGTTAGGTTATTGGTTAATTGGTTTTATGAATAGCTTTCCTGTTTTTACAACAGTACTAAATACTGTGAGTCAATCTTTAAAAACAGAACAAATATATTTAAATTTAAAACCTGCAGGTATGACTTTTGAAAAAAAGTTATTTAAGGAAGCTGAGTTTAAATTCGAATATGGTGGTAACGCTAAAAATGCAGATAATACCGGTATTAAATTTTCAATGAAATAACTAAAATGAAAACACTCATAACTTTTATACTTAGCGAAGAAGCTGAAACAGGTTCTAAGCTCAAGCACATCACCCACCCTGAAGACCGCCCTTTAATGCATGGTCATGAGGGGTTTGAACATGCATATGGCGCCTTGCAACAAGCCCATGCGCATATAAAGGCTAAGGCTAAAAATAGTAAATTAACTATGAAGTACGATGGATCACCTTCTATTGTATTTGGACATCATCCTGAAAATGGTAAGTTCTTTGTAGCTACTAAGTCGGCGTTTAATAAAAATCCAAAAATTAATCATACCGAAGCTGATATTGAAAAGAACCATGGTCATGCACCTGGTCTAGTTCATACTTTAAAGCATGCATTAAAGCATCTCCCAAAGGTAACACCTAAGACAGGAGTCTTCCAAGGTGACTTAATGCATCATGCAGATTCTAAAACTTTGCATGAAGAATATATTTACGAGGCAAAAAAAGGCGGTAGTGTCTCCTTTACACCCAATACCATTACATATACTGCCCATGGCCCTGATGCAGAAAAAATAAAGAAATCTAAAGTAGGAGTGGTTGTTCACCAGCAATATCATGGATCAGATATTGGAAATATGAAAGTATCGCCTCATCCAGATATGAGTCATTTTAAAGAACATCCTGACGTGCATTTGCATGGTGCCGAACATGATACAGCTAAAGTATCTCACAGTGCTGCCAATGAAGCTGATTTTCATAAGCATATGGCGGCTGCTAAAGAAATTCATGATACCCATGGTGCAAAAATGTACGGTGCAGTACATCCAAAGCATTCAGGAAGTACTGGGCATCTTGCTACGTATATTAATAAGACGGTAAGGCATGATGAAGTACCTAACGTTAGTGGCTTTAAAACCCACCTTAAAGACGAGCATGAAAAGATGGCTAGTAAGGTAAAGACAGAAAAATCTAAAGCAGAAAAACGTAGTGAAGGTGCTTCTCAGATTGCACATGTGGAGAAGAACAAAACCCATTACGGTAACTTACTAAGTCAACATCATCATTTAGCACAAGCAAAGAATGCGTTAGTAAGATCTCTTGATACGCATGAAGGCGGTTACGAACATCATATAGGTACAAAGAAATCTAAGCCTGAAGGTTATGTAGTAAACCATGAACATAAACCAGGTCATGAAGAACCTAGTAAGTTAGTTAATCGCCCTGAATTTGCAAAAGCAAATCTTTTAAAGACGTATTAAATTTAGCTATTTCTTAAAAGCCCACATACGGATTATACAGCCAAGGCAATAGAAAATCAATGAAAACTGGTATAACATTTAAAGAATTAAGAGAAAAATGTTGGGACGGTTGGACTCAGCAAGGCATAAAAAAGAAGGGTAAAAGATTGGTACCTAACTGTGTTAAAGTATCTGAAAATTTTAAAGATGGTCGTAATCCTCAGGATAAAGGCGATATGGCCAGACATGGGTTAAAAGGCAAATCTATTACTCAATTGAAAAAAGTTGTATCTTCAGACTCTGCATCACCTAGGAAAAAGCAATTGGCCCATTGGTATGTAAACATGCACAGTAAAAAGTGATAAATAAACAATCAAAATAAAGTTATTTAAAATGGCCTTTAAAGATTATCTAAGAGAAGCAGCTGAAAAACACGGCGTTCTTTCGTATGGACGCATGAATCCTCCTACTGTTGGACACGAGGCTGTTGTTAATAAAGTACACGAAGTTGCAAAAACTCACAATGCTTCACACAACGTTGTTCTTTCGCATTCTCAGGATGCAAAAAAGAACCCGCTTGCGCCTGCAGAGAAAGTAAAGCATGCCAAGCGTGCTTTTCCTGATACCAATATTACTGCTGCCTCAAAGGATGAACCAACGATTTTACATCATGCTGCTAAGATGGGCAAAGCCGGTGTAGAGCATCTGCATGTAGTAGCCGGTTCA